TAATAAGTCCACACCACACAACTTCATATAGACACCTTCACGGGCATCCGCTTCACTGACACCCGTTGCTTTGAACTGGGTCCAGCAATCCGCCTCTATTTCCTCAAGAAACCGAAGCAAATCTGGATCAGAGAGCAAGCGCTTAGCCTGCTCCCCGTCTACAATCATTTGATGTTTAGTCTTCACTTACAGCTCCCGTGATAATGTCCGCCTGCGCTTTCATTACCTCTCGGTTGATCGCCATCTCAGATCTGATCTGTGCGACGTCAAGCTGTGTGCCATACTTAGCCTTCAACTCTTCAGCCTTGATGCGGATCTCTGCCTCAAGTTCGTCACGCTTGCGATCGTCTTCCATAACCATCTTCTGGCGATCAAGCTCTAGCTCTGCCGCCTTCTTCTGCATGTCAGCTTGGATCGACTGGATCTGAACCTGCACAAGCTGCTCTTCAATAGTTGGCTCTTTCGGACCCTCTGGCGGTGGCTGATACTGCGCAGGGTCTCCCCAAAATTGCGATGTATCCTTAAAGCCGGCGAGAACGGTCATCTCTTTCAGCGTGTTGCTCAGCTTCGTAATGTCAGTCAACGGGTTCTGTGGACCCATTGTGGACATCGCTTCTTTCTGCATCTCACCAATCTGACGTAGCATCATCATACGCTCAGTGTCAGATCCACGACCCAATGCCACAGAGACCGAGACGTCCATCCTCGCATTCCAGACCCGTGGGTCCATTTCCACAAAATCGTTATTCAATCGAACCATGCGCGCCTTATCTTGGTGCGTGGTGATGTTGTATAATACAAGCTCGTACAGTCGTTTTATGCCCGTCTCAGCGAATACACGAGCTATCATCTCAATGTGCTGCTGTGCGGAGCTTACCGTGGCTGCCACGGCCGTTGCAGTGCTTGACTGAAGTGCGCCGGCGTCGAGGCCCATGGACGCCTTGGAGATGCCGGTGCGGGCCTCCTTGACTTCGTCCATGTACTGCAAGACCGGAAACGCCTGCTGGCCCACAAATGGAACGGTAAGCTGTTGGATGCTGCCCGGCGCCCGCTGGCGGACGATTGAACCCATTTCTGTGTTCATGGCGTCATCCATGTTCACCATCCCCTCGACAACAGAAATTCTTGGGTGAATACTGAGGCTTAGGCTGTCCAGAGAGTTGCGCATCACGACGGACTTGATCCGCTGGATGTCCATCACGGTGTCCGCGACGCTCATCCCGAAGAAGTCGTGCGGCTCTGGATCTGGGCACATAGTGGCGAACGGCGCCATGGCGCAGGGCTCGTTGTTAAGGATCTTGTTGCCGTCTCCGCCGGTGCAGATCTTGCGCAGTTCGGCGATGCCGTCTCCGTCGTAGTCTACGCGGATGTAGTTCTCAACGTACAGCACCTTGCGCATGGCGGGGTCGCTGCGGGAGTTCATGTCGCTGGACAGAGCCGGGTTGCGCGTGTTGCGCTCGACGTTGGTGTCCATGTCGTCGTTGGATGACGACATCTTATAGACCTCGTCGTAGTCGTAGCCCATCGCCACCAGCTCGGACACGGTCACAATGCGGCGGTGCGCGCAGTAGTCGGCGTCCTCCACGGACTTTGCGTCACGCGAAATCAAAAACTCCTCCGGCGGGAGGGCCTCCAGCTTCACGCGGCCGTCTGGGCGGGTGTAGGTGACGCGCAGATCGTGCACCATGGGCGGCATGATAATCTGGCCAGTCATGGGGTCGATCTGCGGATCTCCGACTGGCGTGCTGTCGTCGATGTCGATTTCCGCGTCGGGGTCGGCCATCAGGGCCGCCAGGGCGTTGTCGTCGACGCCGGTGTATTCGATCGTCTCGAAGTCGGTCTTGTCTTCCCAGTAGCACTTGAGAATGCCGACCTTGCGGACCAGCGCGTCCATGAATGCGCTGTGCATCTCCAAAAAGCCGCGATTGTCGCGGTTGATGATGTAATTCGCGTACTCCGTGGCCTGCTTGGCCGCCGGCACGTCTTCAGCGTTCTGTGGGACGTACTCGACCGTGCGATCAGATCCGTGGAACATTCGCATCAGAGATGGGATGATAGCCTGTACAGTATCCCGTACATCCATGCTGACCACCTGGCTGCGGCCCTGCTCCTCGTCGCCAAACGGCTCGCCCCGGTAGTATTGCGTCGCCGTGGCGCGGATCGGGGAGACCCAGTTGTCAATGAAGTCGATCGCGTCGTCGATTTGGCCTCCGACAATGCCCTGCAACTCCGTGTCGTCCATGACGTCTGGGTTCAGTTCAGCCTCAAGCTCGGAGGCCACTTCGTTCAGTTCATAGTCCATCTTGTGGCCCTTCTTGCAACGCGGTTGCGGTTGTGTTAACAAGTTCATCTGTATTATGCACTAAAATGGAGGGTGTGCACATGGAAAGCGAATTAGAAGCCATACGCCGCAGCGTTGAGGCTGTTGTTATGATGCTATGGAAAAGCCAAGAGGATCTTCCAGACGAAATTGTCGAGATGATTGACGAAGTGGTAAATGAAGTTAAAGACATCATCACTTAGACATATACGATTGCAGTAAGCCCATTACATATTTATCAGCGGCGGGTTTACCCTGTGAATTTAAAATATCTTTATATAAACTAGCTTCGTCAACCCATTGGTCGTCGACTAGCTGGTTTATATTCGGGTTGCCCATATATGACTTGACGTCTTTTGGTTTTGCCTTGAGATCGAGTATGCCTTTTTCTTTAGCAAACGATGCGGCTTTCGGGAGTGCGCTGTCGCGCGCTCCAATAAGCCACGGTAGATCAAAGCCAAGTGTTGAGCTTGTCGTTCCAGGCTCCATTGCGAGTTCTGCGTTATATGATGGGTGAAGGTCTGTTCTTTCAGAGACAGCGCCGCGCTTTGGAGTTCCAAACCGATAGCCGACACTTGCAGTGTCTGACAACATAAGCTCGGGCTGCGTAATCGCAAAGCGAGCTGGGCCAACCTCCGGTACGCCAAGTTTTTGCATCTGGCTGCTGTCAAAGAATTTTATCAAAGACGCACGAACGCCGCCTTTTTGGCCAGACAGCCATTCTGGAAACGCTGGAGAGCTAAAACTAGGTCGATCTTTAATCTTTGGAAATTTTTTGGCGATTGCTTCATCAATCTTTCCGACGTTACGGGTCCAACGAGCCGTATTGGCCCCAGTGGCAATCATACCGCCATATACGTCAGACATATGTTTGGAAAAATCGCCAGACCTTTCGCCCATTGGCATATAGGCCGCGATGTAATCTTCGTTGCGCTTATTAGCCTCAATCCATGCGTTTGACTTTGCCTTCATTGGGTTTGCCTCTGATGCCCAAACGCCTCGGTCAACTTGATCCATATATCTTGGGCCGCCGTATGTTTGTTGACCGCCGTTTCTCAACAAATAATCGTTGACCTCTTGGACAAGATCTTGGTTTGTCGTGCGATCTCCGGTGGCAAAATACATTCTTTTGTTTTTGAAGTCAGAGGGGTCGAGCATTGTTGCGTCTAACAGACCACCCTGCCGCTCACCAGCAGCGACCCATAAAGCAGGCGGAGTAGCGGCTTTAATGCCGGAAAATGGTGTATAAAGTGCGGGGTCTTTCCCTTTGCCACCATCCCGCGCCTGTGCGAAAAAATCGGAGCCTTTTACTTCAAATCTGTCGCCTGCACGCGCCGCGCTGAGATCTCTACCCTCCCCGCCACGCTGGAACGCCTCGAGAATACCTTGGGCATCGCCCTGAGCAATTGAACGGCCGGCGTATGTAGCGTCGGCGGCTAAACCGCCGTAGTCCACGTCTGCGGCAGCCCTCGCAACGGCTTTGGCGCCCTTAGCCGCTGGTACAGCCATGGCAAATGTGGATGCCATGTCGGCGTAGCGGGCGTCGTTGGCTTCCGTGAGCTGGTCCGTTGTCGCGCTTTGAAGCGTCACACCATCCGGCAGGTAATCTACCGCCGTATTCGTCACTGCGCGCTGCACTGTGCCGGCGGCGTCACTGATTATGCCTCGAGCGGTGCCGACTGGGTCTGCGACCGCGCTCTGGATGCCGCCCACCATGCTGTCGCCGATGGCCTGATTAACTGCCAGCGGATCCTGCTGGATAGAGCGCAGCAAGCCGGCTCCGCCCTCGCCGGCTACTCTGGCCATGCCGAATATGTCTTTAAGCGGGCCGCGTAGGCCCGGCGGAACGTATTGCTCGTAGCCTGCCATTAGTTGAGTAGCCCCTTCGGACGCATTTGTGGACGCGGGGACATGGTGACGGGGTAATTGTCTCCGGTCGCTTGATTATAATACTGGCGGACGCTGTCGACGTATTGACGGTCGTCGTTGTGCGGTAGGTTATCGTATTTACCGCCGCCCCTTTTTACCGCGCCGGGGCCGGCAGTATAGGCCGCGACGGCCTGATCCACGTTGCCATCAAATTCTACCAGCAACGCCTCCATGTAGCGGCTGGCAAACTCCTTGTTAATCTCGGGCGTGTCGAGCAACTCAATGGCGGCCTCTTCCGTCTGATCAAAAGTGCCAAATCCCATCTCCTTGGCCACGTCAAATATATTTTGCGCGCCGCTTCTCTCGTAGCCCGGCTTCATTGCGGTCGGTATCTTAACTTGCATGACGCCGCGCGCGCCGGTGGGGCTGACGAGATCGTTCAAGTCGCGTGTCGGACCGTCGTGGACTGGGTCTCTGCTACTCTCCTGGCGCTGGATGGCGTCAAGTAATGACTTAAAATTAAGATCTGCCATTAAAATTTCCCTGCCTTGATGCGCCTTGCGGTATCGTACATGCGGCGCGAGAAGCCTGGGTTTGTCTTATCCCACTGCTGTATGAGTTTGCTACTGCCCTCGGTGGACAGCCACTGCTGATACGCGGCCTCATCTGCCTCGGGGCTGTCGGCCATTACTGCTCCGCCCGCCGCTGGAAAGGCAGTGGCGGGGGCGTCTATGGCCATGCTATCCATTCTGGGCGCAAACGTAGCGTCTACTTCCGTCGCCGGCATTGCCGGCATACCGCCAGCCACGCCAAACATATTGCTGTCAGGCTGTGACATTTCCATAAACGTGCCACTTGCGTCGTATGGGCTAAACTGCGTGCTCGGAGAGGCGGGTGCTGGCATCATATTTGGGCCGGCGGACATCTGGGTGCTCATAGCCGTAAGCGGCGCCGCTGCCTGCGCGTCTCCGCGCCGACGTGGGCGAGCCCGACGCTGGGCGTTGGACAGCAGCGGCTGCTCTGGCAGATTGTTGCCGGATCCATTAAACAGGCGGGCCAGTAGGCCCATCATTCCCGGCATCTTGCCCATCGAGTGGCTGAAGGTGCCGGGCGTGGGGGCGTTAGACGGGCGGGAGCCCTGACGGAAGTCGCTGACCTGTGGGCCAGTGGACGTGTCGGAATAGTGTGGGGCGCTACCATAGCTACCGGTGTGCGTGCCGCCCGGCGTAAAGCCAATGCGCTCGCGATACTTGTTGGCAGCTCCGGATCCGTCGTTGCGCTCGATCGTCTTGGCGGTGCGATCGTAGTAGTCGCGCGTCTTCTCTTCGATGCCGAGACCCATCTTCAGGTCGTCAAGTATTCCCATTTCGCGCCCTCTGCGTTCATTTCTCCCAAGAATACACCAAAACCCGTTAAATGTAACCCCGCGCACTAGGGGGAGGCCCATTGCGCGGGGGAGCCTGGAGAGCTCAGCAGCCGGGTGGGAGGGAGCCGCTAACAGGGGCAGGATAACAAAAAAGTTCAGCGGATACCAGTTTTTTGCATTTTAGGGGTTGTAGTCTGTAGATGTTAACATTAGGTTAACTGCATAGAGAGACACAAACAAAGGAATACGGACATGAAAGTTTTTGATTTCACAGACGGCAAAAAAGGCGATCTGCTTGGCGAAACAAAAGTTGCCAATTCTACTGGCGGTTGGTTCGTTGAGAAAAACGGCAGCACGTTTAAGGTAGAACTGGCTAATCCCCGCAATGTTGAGCCTGTTGCTGGCGGCAAGGCTGGGATCAAGTGGTCTTGGGTCAACGCAGCTACAAGCCGGGGCAAAAACGAAGACTGCGCCATTACAGCAGAAGATTTTGGCGTTGGCGCAATTTGTTTTTGCACAGGCGAGTATTCAGTAACTTGGCACATTGGCCACCCAGAGGCTGAAACTCAATGGGATTGGCACGTTATCGGAACAGCCGATTGGAACCGTGAAGCCTGCAAGTCAGGCGTCTTGAAGGCAACAAAGTAAGCCTGATCAAACGGGGGCTTCGGCTCCCCACAACCGGGAGAAATAAAATGACAACGATCACACCTGAAACATGGAAAGACAAAAAACGCAGCGAGCTAATCAGCGAGCAGATGGAGATGGCCTACGAGCTCGCGCGGATCTCAATCCAGATAAAAGAGCTCCGAGACGAGCCCGCCGTGCCGGAGGGATCGGTCCCGCTGTCAATGATCGAGCCGCTCATAAACGAGACAGTCGAGCGGCTGCTGCTATCAAACCCCCAAAAGCCCAAAAAGCCAAAGCGCATAACATCCGACCTCATACTCGACGAGATCGGGTGCCCGCACCTGATGATTGAGCAGCGCTGGCACCCAGAAAAGATGGCCGCAGCCCACCGACGGTACTATCAATTCGTGTACCTGGACGAAGACGCAGTCAGTGGCGGCGTTAAGTCCAAGGTCGAGAGGGTCTACGTTCCGCGACTTAACCGAATGACGCTGGGCCAGTGGGCCGTAATCGGCAAAAAATTCGTCGAGGAAGTCGAGAGCGGCAAACGCAAAGACACAGAGTGGACGACGACCGCAACCTAAACTACCCCACGAATACCACGCCGGAGCGGCTTATTCCACGCTCCGGTGGCCGCGCTGCCAAACGCCATCGTCGTGTGGTCATTGGCCAACGCCAAGCACAGAGCATCAGCGCG